TTTATATTTATCAAGTAATATATTGTAGTAGTCATTATAGATTTTATCTGGTCTAGCCTCAACAAATTGAGGTGAACCAAGTAAAGAGAAATATTGTGTTCTAAATTTATTTAAATATATCTGTTTTGTTGCATCTAATATACTTTTATCAGTTGGTTTTGGACCAAGTTTTAAATCATAAAGAATCATCTGAGCATTTGATTCAGATACCCAAGAATCCATCCAGGTTTCATTTGTTTTACTTTCAGAAAATACAATTGCAAGATTACGTGCCCAGGCTGGGGTAAATGTATTTGCTACTTGGCCTTTAAGACTTGGGTTAATACCATATGGGAACATTTGGTCATAATTATATCCAGGAATTTTACCTATTGTATTATTATGAACTTTTTTAAATTCATCTTCACTATTAGGTTTCATATCAAATAGTTTACCAATGGCAATTGGAACTAACCAAGATGCTCCAGGTAAGTTAGCAATAAAGTTAGTAGCCCTAACAGAAACTGTAATACCTTTACCTTTATTAAATCCCATTTCTTTTGTTCCTGGGACTAATAAATATTCAGCATCCATTGGGTTTTCAACGGGGTTTCCATATCTATCTACACCAAAAGAGTTGTAAAGAGAATAATAATCGTTTAAAAACATAGCAGTTCTTTTAGGTTTTTTAATAGCAAAACCACCATAACGATAAATACCACTAGCAGCAGCATTAGGAAAAGTAGTTAATACTCTTGCAATGTATAAACCTCTATGCTGACGAGGAATTGTATAAAATACTTTATTTAATTCATCAACCACTTCTGCAGCCGCTGACTGTCTTAAAGACAATGCTGTAGTTAAACTAACTTCTTGTCCTTGAGACACTAATGATGCTAATTTATCGGCTGTCCTATTGTTGTGTTCTACTCCAGCCCAAATTTTACGAATAAAATTTTCTGGTTTTCCTAACCAACCCCACGCTGTGGAAGTAACAATATCAACGTGTTGATTAATATTTTTTGTTAACGAAGTTGGATTTGCGTAAGGAACTTCTAATGGATGAATTGGAACCATTTGGTCTAACTTATCTGATAAAAGTTTACCCAAGTCAGTTTCTTTTACGGGACCAGCAGCAGCAAGTGCTTTTGCTTCATCTGTTGGTAAATGTCTATTTACGTAAGTAATACTGTCATCAACAATTTGGTTTATATCGCTGGCTGGTCTACCCATATTTCTTGCGTAAGACCTGCCTTGACGAGTTGTGGCCCACTCTAATAACTGTGAGCGAGATTGACCCGCTAGAATTCTGTCAACTAAAATATCCCCACGCATATAGTTATTAACCACATATGTTAACTCACCAAAATATGCTGGGTCAGCAGTGTTGGTTATCTTAGATGGACCTTTGCGTGTAATGGAAGTAATTCTTCCAGCAATTGCTTGATTTCCTAAAAACTCTATAGTTCTAGTAGCGTTTTGTAAAATTTCACTAACATATCCATCGCCAAGATAATTTTGATTTCCAAATGATGGGAATGTAATTTTTTGGCCATTAGGCAAAACTCGTGTTACCATATCTGGCATTACTGGTCGTTTTTGATAACGACCATCAGACACGGAAAATATCTCTGCTTTTTCTTTTAATTTAGGACCAGCATTTTTTAATGCTTCTCCAATTTCATCGTATGCTTTAGCAATTTGAGCGTTAATTACATTTAATTCTGGAGCAAGAGTGTTAATATTACCAATGGCTTTTTGAAGAACAAGTTCGGCTTTAGATATTTCAGAACCAAAACGTGCCTCAACGGATGATTGTAAAAATTCATCTTTTTCAACAATAAATTTTTTATCAAAAACGAAACTTGGATGAACATTTGGAGGCATATATTCAACGGGACCTTTTGGACCCCCACTAGTAAACGGAAGTTTTTTACCATTTTTAATTTGTTGAGGTTTTCTTCCACCATCAGTGATAATCATTTCTTTTTTATTACCGCGAACTATACGTACTGGAACATATGGAATGTTTTCAAGAATGGCTGCCTGAAGTCTATGGTTTCCTTCGCCAATATATGCTAATCCAGTTTCATTATCATAAATAACCATTATTGGGTCTTGATAGGGTTTGTTCTTGTATTCTCTTGTAGCAAAACCCTTACCCTCACGAAGAGATTTTCTAATTGCTTCTATTCCCTCAGTATTGCTAAGTTTATTTCCAGGCATATTTTTTAAAGCAGAAACTTTTACAAAACCAACAGTATTTCTTGTTTCAGGTAACCCGCCCATTCCACCATCTTTGTATTCTTGAATACCTGGAAATAATTTTTTATTTTTGGTTTTATCAACATTCTTAAGGGTTTGAATTCTTTTTTGTAGATTATATAAAGACGGAACATCTGATGAAATAGGTCTACCGCCATACTCAATTGTATATTTATTCATTGCCTGCTCTAATTCATCTACTACTTTTTCAGCAGCACGCAAATCTTCCTTAACTGCATCCGCCCAGTCGCGCTTTGTTGCTGGAGAAACTCCAGGTGTATTACCAAAATGTTGTTGATATTCAGCAAAAACTTCATCACGATTATTTATTGCCTTATTATATTGCTCAGATAATGCTTTTACTTCTTTTTGAATTTCTTTTTTAGCGCTTGGAAGAAGTGTTTTTGATTTTTCAATATTTCTCATAACAAAATTAGAACTATTTTTAATCATTAATGTTGATACTGCGCCACCAAGGGCGCGGGTAAATTCTAAACCATTTGCTATGGTTGCGCTAAGTATTGGTTCAAATATAGCATTCTTTGGTATGTAAGCAAATTTATATAATTGAGCAAAAGAAAATGCTTTATTTCCCATTTCAAATACAGCCCTAGCAGCGGCGCCCATATTTTCTACTTTATTTTGCAGATTACCCGAAGTTTGTCTTTGTATTAATCGTGCTTGCTGAATAATCATTCTATCTAATTCACCAATTGGCAACATAGCAGTAGAATTTACTAATTGTTTTTGAGTCTTTGGATTTACATTAATTCTTACACCAGTTGGGTCCATTGAGTATCCAAAATTACGCAAGTCTTTGTGAACAGAGTTAACGTTTGTCATTAAATCTTCAACCCATAGGTCTAGTAAGTTACTATCGCTAAAATCACGACTACGAGCAACGGTTATTACTAAAGATTTATTTGCATTTTTTACAACTAGTTCACGTTGACCATCTGTAGTGGCAGAAACAAACTCATCAATAATATTACGTCTGTATTGAGATACTGTCATTTCTCCAGTAGGAGTGGTTACTAACCTGTCGCCTCTAGTAAACAAAGGAACATCATCAAAAACTGCCATTAATTCATCAATACCATCAAGTGGACGTACGCCAGAATGTGTAACAATACCCTTTGGCATTTTTGTACCAAACCATCGCATTAAGACCGTTACTGGTTTTCCAATAATGTTTCCGCCAAGAATGGTTTGAGTCATTCCACCAATTTGAGAAAAATCTCTTTCAAGTTTTGCTGTCTTAAGTTGTCCAAGACGAGAACGTGTTGAAATAAATGCTTCTTTACCAATTATTGGTTCCATTGGTTTATTAAATGAGCCAAAAAATCTTGATTCTGTTTTAATTAAACCAGTTTCTTCATCTGCAACTTCTTTTAAAAATGCGTCATATATCTCTTGTTGTTTTGGTTCTTTAGCAATTGCATCATCAAAAGCAGAAGTCCAACGCGCTCTTTGTTCAGTTGTATAAATAGGCAATTTTCCATTTTCATAGAAATAGCCTTGAACTACTTTATTTCCATCATATAAATACCATAAATCATCTGTACGACCCGCTTGAGAAAGACGTTCAAGTGCTGGGCCATAAACCCTATCGGCTAATAATAAATCACGAACAAACTCTGGGTCTTTAGTTTCTCTAATTAATTTTGGTAAACGTGGGTTAAGGCTATATCTTTTATCAACAAGGATACGCGTAATATTAATTACGTTATCAGATTCTGCTAATTCTTGAATATCTTGACCAAAAGTAGTTTTAGAAAACATTGGGTCAGCGCCATTGGTTTTTAGAAAATTAATATGAGAGTCAGCAAGTTTTTCAAGATTAGGCAAAGCATTTATATCATCTACCGCTATCTTAGTGCTTAAGCCTGCTTTCATTGCTCCCATTTTTATAAGAGCACCAGCGCCAGTAAAGGCTTTAGCAATTGCTATATTTTTACCAAGAAAATCTGTACCACCAGTTATCCATCTTCCAGCAGGATTATCTACAAAGTGTTTTTTTATACTTGCATCATCCCATAAATCTACTTCTTTTAAATCAATTCCAGCCTGAGTTAATGCTAAATGCTCGGCAATACCTAGTGGGTTAAATGCTGATAGCAAAGATTTAGGTAAAGATTGTCCCCAAGATACAGACTCACTTCGGTTCCAAGCATCTTTAACATCTGAAAATTGAAAACCTTCTCCGTATTTACCGCCATCATAAAGTGGTGAGTATGGGTCAGTTGCTAAATTGATAGTTGAGAGTCCACGAATAATTGGACTGAAAACATATTTTTCTGCTTTTTCAGCAGCATATAAAACTGGGTCTGCAATTTTAATAAGTGTTGAATCTGTTGTTGGCACACCAGCATTTTTAAGAGATTTTTGAAGTCCTTGTTCGGCAGCAATACCTGCCTGGGCTGCTAATTGTGGATTGCCTTTAAATACGCTAGAAGTACCAAGTCCTGTTACACCTGATTGTAAAAATCCTGATACTAAACCAAGGTATGGCTGAGCAAGTCCTTTTCCAGTAAGTTTTATATTATCCCAAAATGACATTATTTAACCACCCCAACATTAAAGGTTGAAGGCCCGCCGCCTTTTACATCTTCTCCAGTTAAAGCCATAATGAAAATATCGCGGTCCTCTGTAGATTGCCAAGGAACCATTGATAAACAAATTGCAGTTGGAATATTGTCGTATCCTAAAGAATTTCCAAATTTGTCTAAATGGTCAAAGAAATTATTTTCTGTCCATTTCATCCAATTACCTTTTGTTTAATAGCATTAACTAATTTTTTGTATGTATCAGGAGTTCCAGGTAATCTTGTTATATTTATTAATTCTGGTAAATATCTTTGCATTAAGTATAAACCCTCAGCCATATTCTGGTCTTGATTACTTTGTTGTCCTTGTAAAGTTTCGCTACCGCGTCCTCTACCAACATCTACTCCATCGGATATAGGAAGTGAATCTCCACTATCAGCATCTAATGGTGTTGCACCAGCAAGCATAGATGATGCTAAATCTTGAGTAGGTTCGGCTGCTTTGATTGACCCTACAGCAACATTGCCTTCTACTCTTGAATCATTTAATGCTTTATTTTCTCCATATTTAAAACCAGTGTAATCTCCATTAGTACCATTTCCGCCCATTGGATTAACATTTGCAGGATTATATTGTGGCCCACCATTGGCACCGCCACGAGTTTCTGGTGAATTCATTGACGACATTTTATCCTCCTACTTAGTAAATTGTGTTTTTGTGTGAACTGGTCCACCGCACCAAACATTGTATTGAATTGCTACATTGACTGCTTTTTTAGCAGCACCTGATGCTTTGGCGTGTGTCTTTGTTTCTACTTCTATCATTGCTAAAGCGCCAAGGGCTAACCCTCCACCTGCGCCTATTCCGTATAAGCCTCTATCATCTCGCATATATCCATAGTCATCACTAACTTGATATAAATTTCCATTAAAACAAATTAATGCATCCCATCCAGCATCATCATCGTTCTTATTCTTTGGTGCTGGGTCATAACCTGCTTCAGTTAGAGTTTGTTTTATAGAGGGTAATACTCTAATCATCATAAATCTATCTGGGTCTTGTGTCTTAATTACTTTAGGTGGTTGCCATAGATTATTAAGAATATCTCCCGCTATAGCATCACCTGCTACTGCAACTAGATACTCATTAACCTTAACTATCTTGTCACACCCTTTGGCTACATACGGTTTATCTGTATATGTAGTCATTGAGTCTGCTGCTAAGACAGCCCAACCTTTACCCTGAACACCAACAATTGCAGTCATAGTCCCCTACTTAATTAGCCCCTAGTTACTACTCTTGCGTTTCCTTTTCCACCTGCGGTTAGACTCGAAAGAATTGTTTGAATGTCTGGTGGTGGAGTAGGTGCTGCTATTTGTCCACCTTGTTCTGGTGGAAGAGCGCCTCCTGCTGGAGCACCAGAGGGAGCAGGGGACGTTTGCTCAACCATAGGATTAGAAACTCCAGCAGAAGGAACTGGTTGCTGCGGAGCGAAAGTGGCTTCAATTGCGTCTTCTAGTGCTTGACCCTTTTGGCGAGCCTTGATAACCGCAGCAATCTTATTTACTATTCCAGATGCATCTTGTCCACCTGCAACCATCTGTGGAATTGCTTGACTTAGTGCTGTAAGAGAACCAAGAAGAGAGGCTCTCATATTTTCAACTTCAATTTTTTCTAACTCTTGAGTTACGTTAACTGTAAATGGCAACTCACGCATAGCCATATCTTTAGATATTAAGCCACCACCCAAGGCTTGTAGCATAAAAATAAGTCCCTGTGCTGGGTTTAATCCTGCAAGCATTCCGTAACGAACATCGGCTGAGTAGTCACCTTTAATATCTTTGGTTGGCTTGTAGGTAATTTCATATGGAGAACCAGAGTCTACACCACGAATTGTTTTTTCTTGAGGGTAAATAATTTCATCAACTTCAAAACAGATGCTAATTACATCACGAAGTGCTGCAGCAAAGATTGCTTGTGCTGATTTAACCTGTGTATCAAAGGCTCCCATAAGAGCCTGTACACCTTGACCAGTAACAATAGAAGCATCAATGTTTCCAGTACGAGATTCTGGATAACGAGTTCCTACTCTTAACTCTTGGTTAAGAATGTTTTGTTCTGTAAAGGCACCCTGTGGTAATGTTAGTTCTACTCGGCGAACACCTGCTGGGTTGGCGGTACGGATAACCGCATCTCCACCCAACTGTAATTCCTGTACATCTTGTGGAAGTACAATAGGGGCTTGTACAGATTTTTCTGCAGCCTCCATAGCAAGTAAAGCAAAACGATTACGAAGTAACTGAATTCCAAGTACATCGTCAAATTGTCCACGTAGTTCGCTGTCAATAGACGGCTTACGTGCTACAACTATCATCATTTTCCCAAGCGGATTTAAAGCCTGAGATAATATTAAATTTTGTCTTGCTGGTATATAAACTGTTGATTGGTCTTTATCGTAGTACCGAATCATTTCTATCTGGGCATTTAGATTTTGTTCGTATCTATCAGGGCCAAGTAGTTCTCTTTCATACTCTGGGAACTGGCTTACTAATTCACCTAGTGTAAGACTGTATCTTTTAGCAAATGCTATACAACGACCATAGCGGTCAAACTCTGGATAGGA